TCTTTGGCAAGCTCAATCGCTTTTTTGCAGATCCGAGCATGCCGCGTGATTACTTTGATGCTGCCGTCGATGAGGCATACACAGAGATCCTCGGAGAGGATGCATCATCTGCATTTTATGAGGATGAGATTGACGACTACTTTTAAGCGGGAGGCGATCGCATGATCTACTGGAGAGAGGCAGCTGCGAGCGTAGCAAGCAAGCGCATGCCGGCTCGCTATCGCATGGATCACAAGTACTATCCGATCGCGTGCGCCTTTGACATCGAGACAACGCGCGTTAAGGATCCGCACCGTGAGCAGATCCGCGCAGAGATCGACCGGATCGAGCAGGCGCGGCACGCTGCGAGGCGTGCCGGCATGGATGAGCCGGCAGACAAGATGCCGCGTCTGCCGCAGCCGACAAACGACTGCGCATTTATGTACATTTGGATGTTTGCGCTCGGAGAGGATCTGATCGTCTACGGGCGCACCTGGTCCGAGTTTAAGGACTGGATGCTGCTGCTGGAAGATGAGCTGCAACTCGCTGCGGACTATCAGCTTGTGATCTACGTGCACGATTTGCGTTATGAGTTTGGATTTATGCGCAAATTTTTGCAGATCGACGACCACAAGCCGATCGTCGCGCGGACGCAGCGCGTAATCATTAAGTTTGAGTCTGGCTGCTTTGAGTGGCGCGACTCGTACAGCTACACCGAGCAGCCGCTCAAAAAGATGGGCGAGGAGGTCGGGATCCCTAAGCTGCCCGATTTTGATTACTCAAAGATCAGACTGCCGATCACAAAGCTGACGGATCGCGAGCTCGAGTACTGCGAGCATGACGTCAAGATCCTTGCGCGATACTATGCCGGAGAAGTCAATTTTTACGGGCTCTTATCAAAGATGCCGCTTACGCTCACAAAGCAAGTGCATCGCATCATCTCCTCGGAGATGGCAAAGACATGCACAAAGCATCAGCGCTGGACGATGGCAGCGCGTCAGCTCGACGCTGCAAAGGATGACGATTACAACATCTTGCGCATGCTGCGCGTGGCATACTTTGGAGGCTTTAATTTTGCAACCTCGATATATCGCGGTGATGAGCTGTCCGGAGTCCTGGGCGCGGATATCGACACATCGTATATCTCGCAAGTGCTGCTGCACCGGTTTCCGGCGGCTAAGTTTAAGCGGATGGAGCTGCCGATCCAGCCGAGCATGCCGGCATCGCCTGGCATGATCCAGGAGATCTGCGAGGCGTCCGGACCGTACAGCGGGCGCGCAATGCTTATCCATTTTACAGCGTGTAAAGTCAAGGCAAAGATCCCGTCGCTCGCATTTTTGCCGATCTATCCAAAAAACTACTTGACGCGCGCACCGGAGGCGCGACGGCGTATGAAAACAGAGCACGTCGCCGAGTGCGACTACATCGACACCGTGCTCACGGATGTAGACTTCCGGCTCTTTTGCAAGTGGTACGACTGGGAGCCGTACAGCTTGCACATCGTTGATATCTACAGCAGCAGATATATGCCGCTGCCGGAGTATGTGATCCAAAGCGCGATAACGCTTGCAGCGCAGAAGTTTGCAACCAAAGCGGAGCTTGCAGAGATCAAAAAGCACCGCATGCCGACGCCGCAGGAGGTGGCAGAGTATGTGCGGATCAAATCCAAGTGCGCGCGGATCTACGGCGTTTTTGTGCAGGATCCTATCCGCATGGAGTATATGTACAGCGCCGACGCTGGAAACGTCGTGCCGGCTGGACTCACTGGCATAGATCGTGCAGCGGATGAGCTCGACGCCGACAAACGCAACTTCTCGCCCGTGATGTATCAGTGGGGCGTATGGGTGGCGAGCTGGGCGCGAAAAGAGCTGCTGGATCCTCTGTACAAGATTGCAACCTGGTCGCCGGTACCGCAGCCGGATCCAGAGCGCTTTTTTAACCGGACCGTGGTATATTCGGACACCGACAGCATGTACATCGTACTAAAGGATAATCCGGCAGCGCTGGAGATCATCGAGGAGTACAACCGCAAAAAGGATGCAGCTGTAGAGCGCATGTGCAAAAAGTACGGATGCAATCCGATGTGGCTGCAAGGGCTCGGGCAGTTTAGGACGGAGTACTACAGCAAGTTTAAGGTTTTAGGGCTCAAACAGTATTGTTATATACAAAGCGGTAATTTTAATTATCATATATCAGGATTGCCGCAAATCGAGATCGACGATAAAGGCGACTATATCAAGGGCAAATATTTTGAGCAGTACGACACGGCAGCGGACAAGATGGCAGCCGTTACCGAGGATTTTTATGTGCCCGCCGATCAGACCGGCGTGCTTAAGTCGCACTATATCGACGATGAGCGCTGCTGCTGCGTCTCGGATGATCAGGGCAACTGCATGCACATCGAGATCCCGTCTTGCATCATCCTGGAGCCGCAAGCTTTTAAGTCGAGCATGCCGTCGCTGCGTGAGCTGATCGCGGATCTGGATCCGGACAAGCTCGAGGCGACGATCGCCCGCAATTTATACGAGGAGTGATAAAATGAGAGTTGCAGATTTTGGATTGCCTGCCGTGATGGAGTGCCCGCGCTGCCACGAGATCCTAGAGATCGACGCCGGGGGCGTCCCTTGTAATCCGGAGCACCCGTATTATCACAAGTGGATCTGCGATAAGTGCCTGGATGAGATCCAGAGCGAGGAGGTGCTGCAATATGGCAATGCTGCCAATCAAACGACGTAACTACAAGCTGCGCGATGTGGTTTGCCCGAAATGCGGCAAGCCCGTCCGCGTGATCCGGCACGACCGGTACGGGGTGTGCCTTAAGTGTCACGAGATCTTTGATGTTCCGGAGCTATCTGCCGAGGTTATCGCGGATGCCTGCGCACATCTTGACACTGATACCATGCGGGATGCTTATGTGAGATCCCAGCACTTACAAGATACATTTTTTGGTATAAGGAGTGATGATGATGCTTGACAAATACGATAGACACCGAGTATACGAGTATTTACACGAGCTCAAGAGCGGGATCCCCCCGACAGGCTATCATATCGAGTACGTGCGCGATGTGATGGTCCAGATCAACAGTCTTGACTTTTTGGCTATGCCTTTAGATCGGATCCAAAAGTACACGGATTTGCTCGGAGCATGCACGATATACGCACAGCTCTACTATAGACTTTATGGCGACAAATAAAAACTTCCGGCATTACTTAAGTAGTGCCGGATTTTTTTGCAAAATGCTCTTGACTTTCGCGCGGTAAAGTGCTATTATAAAGGTGGGGTGGTATAATGCCGCGTAAAAAGCAAGTCGTAGAGCCGGAGATCGTGCAGCTGGAGTTTGTGCCGGAGCCGGATAAGCTGCTTCCAGCAGAGACAGAGCAGCCGGAGCACGTAGACAGCGAGATCATAGATGGCGCGTCGATGTACTACAGCAGCGCAAACATCCGCAAGCTTGATGCGCTGTATAATATCGTGATCGGCACAAGATCAAACGGCAAGACCTATGATTGGTGCCGCGATGTGATCACGGAGTACATGCAGAGCCGCACACCGTCGGCATATATCCGCCGGCTCGACACCATGCTCGAGGCTGCAAACATCTCGACGCTCTTTGATCCGCAGCTGCCGCTCATCAAAAAGCTATCCGACGGCAAGTACAACACGATCATATACAAGACGCATGCGTTTTTCCTCGCCCGCTACGAGGATACCAAAACGGGCGGGCGCGTAAAGACTGCGCAGGACACAAAGCCTTTTTGTCGGACATACGCAATCAACACGTTTGAGACGACAAAAGGCGCGGACCGAGGCAAGGTGTACAGTGTCTGTTTTGATGAGTTTATAACGCGCAGTTTTTACTTGACAAACGAGTTTGTGCTCTATCAGCAGCTGCTCTCGACGATCGTGCGCAACCGTCCCGGCGTCAAGTTTTGGCTGATCGCCAATACTGTAAACAAGAGCTGTCCGTACTTTAGGGAGATGGGCATATCCCATATACGAGACATGCAGCCGGGACAGATCGACGTGTACCGCGTCGGCAAGACTGATCACAAAATCGCGATTGAGTACTGCGAGTATACGGGCGCGCCGGCATCAGTATCCGAGTACTATGCTTTTGATAACCCAGAGCTGCGCATGATGACTGCGGGCAGCTGGGAGATCGCAAGCTATCGGCACCCGCCTAAAAAGCTAGGGCGCGATCGCATTATTATCAGCTGCTGGCTCGAGTTTGAGGATCAGATGCTGCAAGGTGATGTGCATATGCATGACGACTTCCCGGTCCTGCATTGGCATCCCTGTAGTGTTTTGGATCCAGACGCTCGGCGCGATAAGATCATCTATATCCAGGCGGAGCACGCGGACGGCAACCCGCTGCATCAGTACACGCTGCGAGCTCGACCGACACGAGCGCAGGATCTGATCGCTCGGCTGATTGCCGAGAGGAAAACCTTTTTTGCGGATAACGAGACCGGGGAGCTCTTTGCAAACTGGGCATTGCAAACGCAAAAAATAGCAAGGGAGGCGATTTGATGAGCAAGCGCAATCCGACGCCGGAGGAGTGGGCGGCAAACTCGCTGCCGTTTGAAAAAGCATTGAGTACAATTGAGTTGGACTACGACTATTTGTATCAGCATTTTTTTAGTCAGCTTTTCCGGACGGCGCTGCATATCGTCGAGATCCGAGGCGCGCCGGAGTCGATCAATTATGATTTTATGATGATGTGCATCATCCTTTTAGGGCGCGCGGCTTACTTTAAGCCAGATCAGGATCTTGTCGCCTTAAATGCTGCGCCGGCAGGCAAGCCGGATTTGTACTATGTACCGGATCGGATCCTCGTGACAAATCCGCGCTTTAATCGCTCTTACAATTTGCAGCCTGGTATCGACTGCGAGATCGTCTACTGCACAAGCATGGATCCGTACTACTGGGGACGCGGAAGCGGCGGCATGTACAGCTTGATCAGCACCACTGCCTCGCTGCTTGCAGATAACTTTTTGTCGCTTAATGTTGCGCAAAAAAATCTCCGACTTACGACGGGATTTGCATGTGACGATCAAAACACATACTTATCCTTAGAGGTAGCAATGCAGGAGGCATACAACGGCAAACCGTTTTTTATCGTGCAAAAAAGCCTGGTCGATCAGCTGGAAAATCTGCCGGTATATGCCGACAGCAGCAACCAGTCATTGATCCAGCTGCTCGACGTCCACAAGTACATCTTGTCGGAGTACTATGCTGCGATCGGCTTGCAAGAGACGCAGCAAATGAAAAAGGAGCGATTGATCACCGCAGAGGTCGAGGACGGCGCCGAGCTGCCGCTATTTAATATCCAGGACATGATCGACTCGATCACCGCCGGCATCGAGCGCGTCAACTCTATGTTTGATACCAAGATGCAAGTAGTCGTAAATCCGCTGATCCTGCGCAACCTTTACGGCGATCAGAGCGAGGAGCAGGACGCAGCTGCGCCGGAGCTCGAGGAGGAGCCGGAAGAGGAGGAGCCGGAGACCAGCGCCGACGATCAGAGCGAGGAGCCGACCGAGCCGGCAGAGGAGGAGCCGGCAGAGGAGCCGGCGCCGGAAGATGCTGCCGAGGTAGTCGCAGACGCAGCGGAGCTGATCGAGGATGCAGCAGAGATCATCGAGCAAGCCGCCGATCTGATAGGGGGAGGTGATGAGGATGCTGGATCCGAGGATCCAATATCCGAGAGTCCGTGATTATGACAAGACCGAGATACTCGGATATTTTGACGCCGGATTAAACTACTATGAGCAATTGCTGCTCAGCCTCGGTACAAGCATAGAGTCATTCGAGGAGATCCTATACATGGACTACCTCGACGCGCGCCCGATCTACAAAACCGCCGAGGATATCCAGATGTGCTTTTACAAGACATATCTCAAAAATCAAAAAAAGTACGAGATATGGCAGCAGGTGTATGCTGCGGAGTATGATCCGATCCAAAACTACGACCGGCACGAGGAGAGCACAAAGACCAGGACGCCGGATCTGACGCAGGAGACCGAGGCACAGAGCCAGCGCAACCAGACACGGACAACGACAGACAACCCGCAAAACTACACAGAGACGGAGACGCGCAGCGTCTCACCGTATGACAGCCAGACGATGGCAGCGGCGGAGCAGTACGAGCGCAGCGCTTCTGGCGCTCGCAACACCACCGAGACATACAGCGGCGCGCCGGACACCGCATCCAGCACCACGACCACGACCGGCACAGACACGGACGCCGTAGAGTCTCACATCTACGGCAATATTGGCGTCACCACCTCGCAAATGATGCTCGCATCCTCTCTGGATCTCGCCGACCGCATGCGGCTCGTGCAGGAGATCGAGCAGGACATCGCAAAAGAGCTGTTTTTGCAGGTGTGGCTTTGATACATATAGGAGGGATGATATATGCCGCAGAGGATGCCTTATACTGATATCGCAACCGCGATCAACACATGGGCAGCGGAGCGCTGCCACTCGGCGCGGATCGAGGATACCACGCCTTTTATCGTCACAGAGGATCTGTCAAACGTCGTTGATGTGGGAACCGCAATCTACAACGCAAACTGGGTTGACAGCTTTGTCAAGTCCATGATCTTGCAGATCGGACGCTGGATCTTTGTCAACCGCGCGCACCGGAGATGGACGCCGGATATCACGCGCGAGGGCTCGGAGTTTGGGCACGTCCTTGCAAAGACTCGCACAAAGCGCTTTGCAGCAAAGCAAAATCCGACAATGCATATGTCTGCCGGAGATACGCCAAACCAATTTCAATTTAACCCGCCTACCGTCAAAAACAAGTACTTTGTACAAAAGGTAGACTGGCAGCTCGAGTGCTCTTTTGCAGAGCGTCAGGTCCAGGGCGCTTTCCGGAGCGCCGACGAGATGGCAAGATTTTTTGGCATGATCCAGGATCAGCTGCAAAAGGATATGGACCAGCAGATCGACGATCTCACAATGCGCGGCATCAATGGCTTTATCGGAGAGAAGCTGTACCGCGGAAGCGGCGTGATCGACTTGCTGACGAGTTTTAATACCGATACCGGCGGCAACCTCACTTTGGATACAATGACGCAGAGCGAGGATTGGAACCGCTACGCAGCATACAAGATCCTGCAAACCAAAAAGCGGATGCTGCCCGCGACAAATATTTTTAACTGCCAGACAGAAGCAGGCTACGAGACGTCCACGCCGCCGGAGTATATGCGCTTTGTGCTGCACTCCGACGTTGCAGAGTCGATCAATGTATATCTTAACGCGGTGACTTTTCATAATGATTTTTCTGACATTGGGAGCTATGACTCTATCCCGATGTGGCAGACGCCGGGCACCGAGTTCCAGCGCGCCGCGACAACCCGCATTAACATTGATCTCCCGTCCAACATTGACCGCGAGGAGTCCGAGACAGTCACGATCGACCGGATCGGCATTATCGGCTTGATGTTTGATGTGGACGCGATCGTGATCAATAATCAAAACGAGCGCGTCACGTCGGCATACAATGCACAGGGCGAGTTTTACAATAACTTTTACAAAATTGACACGATGATCTATATTGATCTCGACGAAAACGGCGCAGTGTTTGTCGCCGGTCCGGGCACACCGCCGACCGAGACGACCACGACGGCAGCGTCCACCAAAAAGACCACCAAGTAATAGAGCAATGCCCCGCCGGATCCGGCGGGGCATACTTGAAGGAGGCGAAAAAATGACGATCACGATATACAAGTGCAGCTCGGAAAACAACCGGCTCGACAAGTCCACCTTTTTGACGGATCCGCTCACCGTAAACGCGACGATCAAGGGAGACTACAGCGCCGACGCGCCGGAGCTGTATCTCCAGTATGCCGGCGAGCTGTCCGGATATAACTACATCAGCGCGCTGATCGACGGCGCGCAGCAATACTACTGGGCGCGATTTGTCGCCGGGATCGGTCAGACTGTCCGCGCGATCTGCCGGCGTGATCCTTTTATGAGCTTTTCCGCCGGTATCAAATTGCTGCCGATTATCGCATCGAGATCCGCGCAGCGTGCAGCCGACTCCCAGAGCGCCGGCTGGAATGCATACCTATCTGATCCGCAGCAGCCCTTGCTTGTGCCTACTAAAGAGGATGTATATATGCTCGGTGAGTTTAGCTGGGGCTCGATGATCTTGCTTACAGTGGGGTGATATCATGCAAGGATATAAGTTTAGGCTGCATCAGGCTATCGGTGATGATGTAAGTATTGATCGCGATGTGTACCTTACGCAAGCTGTAGATATTACAGACTATGTTTTTTCCGGAGCCGATTTTGAAAAGTTTGGTCCGCCGGAATCTCCTCAAGAATACTTTGTGCTGAGGCGCAATATCCCGCGATCTACAATTGCATCTGTGATTGCAAATCGCCCCACCATTATAGATATTGGCACAGCCGGAACGGCATCTGTAACGGATCCGCAGATCACAAAGCTTACAAATGATAGGGGCTGGGAGTGGGCAACATCCGGATACTTTGTGCCGGCTACTACTCGTATTACAGTCAGAGAGTCCCTTACTTGGGACGTAAGAGGTTTAGGCGGGGCAGATCGCTCATACCAGCCAAACGATCAAAATACGCAGCTTATCTTTATAAAATTAAGGATCACAGGCGCCGGAGCATTTAACGGTACATACTATGGCATTATTTTTGATGATCGGGTATCTGATCCATGCAATGCATATTTTGCAATCGAGGATGCATTTTCCGAGCCGGTAACTCCGCCCGACACACCCAGCGAGACGCCGACCGTTACGCCTAACGGACACTATGGCATAGGTGTGACACAAAAGGGCATCATGTCGTTTGTAAATTACGCGCAAGCGCTTTCCCGCGTCAACACAGGCTCGCACGGGCTTCGGATGTACTCTGTCGGTGACGCCGCGATTGATGCGCTCTACAGCCGGCTATGGTCTGCGGATA